GAGTTGGGGGCGGGGAACTGCCTGGCGGTCATGCCGAAAGAACGGACCTAGGCCAGGCCAGGCCAGCCAGGCGCTGTCTGGGCCGGTCGTTTTGGCCTGAAGGCACTCGCTGGCCTGGCTGAGCGACGGAGGTTACAGTCCCGGTGTGCTGGTCTGAGGTTCGCCAGGTCGTCAGTGCCGCCCTTCGACCTGGGTACAACGTGGTCGATGGTGAATCCACCGGGCGCCATCCTGGGCACGGCCAGGTCAATATCCAGGTGACACAGCCAGCACACTGTGCCGTAGCGGCTGATGACTTCGTTAGCCAGCTTCTTGATCTTGCTTCCAGACCAGGACATTAGTCTTCGTCTTCCAGGTTCGTCAGGTATAGGGCGTGCATCATGGATGCCTGAGCGTCCTGGAGCTGGGTGTGAATGCGTAGCTGGGTGTGAGAGCACGAATAGGGTGAGCTGGGCAGTGTGTCCTTGGCGTCTAGAATCGCGTCCAGGACAGCGTGAATACCTTGCTTTACGCGGATACGGTCAATGTCTTCACTCATTGTCATTGCTCTTTTCCTATGCGACCTCAAAGCTCAGCTGTGATCCACGCATGTCAGCTATCAGCCGATCTAGTTCGTGTTCGGTAACTGAACCGCGCTGGGCGATTTCATATGCGACAGGGTCGCGGTCAGTGATGAGCGGCCAGTCAGTTCGCTGGTTCGGATAGTGTTCTTGCATATATGCCTGGAACGTGATTCGCTTGGTCACTTCAGTGCCTTTCGATTCGGCAATACTTGTATTGCTCATAGTTGGTTTCTTTGTAGAAGGCTTGAGAGAGCGCGGCGCCGCCGTGCGGGCCGCTCTCTCGTTAGAGGAGAGGCCAGACGCCATGTCCGCACGGCCCTGGCAGCGGCGCGCGTAGGGCTTAATTCTGAGAAGACGAAGACGCGCCAAACGGGCTTTCGTCTTGGCAGCGCGAAGAGGTAGGACAGCTTCGTCGTATTCGACGCGCGCGTCATTAACGATCTTCACCAGGGCGTTTTTGTTGAGCTTCATTGATCCAGGCTGAGGGCGTCCGTCTTCGATCCAGCCGCGTGACCAGGAGAGGATGCCCAGGTCTTCCAAGATGGGGAGCCAGCGGCGGACGTGGCGTTCGCTGTAGCCAGCGCGGTCAGCAAGCTGAGCAGCGGTGATCGTCATATAGCCGCGCGCGTCAGTCTTCAGCGAGCGCATGGTGCCAGCGAGCGTCGCCAGGAGAGAGCGAGCGCAACGGTTCTCTGAGCCACGCAAGATACCCCAGCCGGCGCGCCTAAGAGCATCAATAAGCTGGTATGCGGTCATGCCTGGATTAGTCATCGTCTTCGCTTTCGGATCCGTCGACAATGCCCAAGCCCGTGCGGACAAAGTTCTGTACTAGGGCGCGTAGATGCATCAATGCGTCGTATGCGTCTTTAGGGTTGTGGAAGAGGGATAGCAACAGGTGCTGTGCGATTGCTAACTCGTAGTCAACTTTATCGATAGCTTCAATGACGTAATCGAGCTGTCGATCATCCTGGATATTGTGCAGAGGCTGGTTCATCGGTTCGTCTCCCGATGCAACTCGAAGGCGTACCAGGTGAGGGAGATAGCGAAGGCGGCGAAGTGCGGCCAGGTGATCCGGTAGACGTCAACAGTGAACGATGCGACCAGGATCGTCATGAGCATTAAGAACGCGATGACGCTTGAAACGAACAGGGGCTTATTGATCTTCATTGATGTATTCCTCACTGATAGCGGCTCCGAAGACGTCCAGGCCAATCGGGACGCCGATTTGAATAAGTTGGTCAAGGTCTTCCAGTGACCACGGGCGAATCCCAGAGAGCTTGCGGCTGAGGGTCGGCTGTGTGATGCCAAGATCAGCGGCCAGGGCCTTCTGTGTGATGCCAGAGTCATGCAGATAGTTCTTGATCAGTCGAGTAATGACTGTCTGTGTTGCGGTCATGACATCTAATATGCCGTAGCGACATATCTAATGTCAAGCTTAATCGACATTTGGGCGTTAAAAACTGTTGTGTAATATGCCTGTGCGGTATACACTTTCGGCATGAGTACAACAAACCTTGTTGATATCGTCGCTTCAAATATCCGTGCTGAGAGCGCGCGGCGCGGGCTATATCAGAGCGACATTGCAAACGCGCTTGGGGTGCAGCAGGGGACTATTTCACGTCGCTGGAAGGGCGGGCGCGCTTGGCCGCTCGAAGACCTATCAACTGTTGCGGATGTGTTAGGCGTAACTGTTGCGTACTTGGTGACTGATAACTCAGACGGTACGCCTTCAATTGAGTTGCGCCCCCGACAGGACTCGAACCTGCAACCTCGGGGTTGGGATGTTGTTCAGGGTTTCGCTGAGGGCGATTCTGGATGCGGGCTGATCGTTGCCGCGTAAATATCTGTATATGCGCAAATTAGGTTTGCCGGCGGGCTGGGCGGAGCCGTGCAAGGCGTATGAGAGGTTTTTACTGGCAAGCGGTCGGACGGTTAAGACAGTTAGTCTACGTCTTGATTGGGTAGCGAGATTCGCTAGGGCGGTTGATACGCCGCCCTTTGAGATAGAAGACACGGCTGTTATCGATTGGTCTTCACGCCAGGCCTGGTCACAGGCGACCAGGAGGAGCGCCCATCAATCGTTGAAAGGCTTTTACGCCTGGGCGGCGAGCGTAGGGCTGACAACATGTATTCCGATGATTCCAAGCGTGAGAAAGACGCCAGCGAATCCACATCCGGCGAGTGACGGCGCTCTTGAAGCGTGTCTACAATCCCAGGATTTGAGGGTTAGGCTGGCGGCCAAGCTGGCGGCCAAGCTGGGTTTGAGGCGCGCGGAAGTCGCGTCTATTAACACTGATCGTGACCTATTGAGCGACGCTAGTGGGGAAACGCTGATCGTTCATGGGAAGGGCGGGAAGACGCGCTTGGTTCCGTTACCCGCTGCCCTGGCGGGCGAACTACGTTCCTATCAAGGGTTTGTCTTCCCTGGTCACGAATCTGGGCACATTAGCGCGGCCTGGCTAGGGCGGCTAGTGTCGCGGGAGATGCCACCTGGCGTCACGATGCACGCTTTGAGGCATAGGTTTACTACCAGGGCGTATCGGAAGACGCATGACCTGGTTGCGTTGCAGAAGGTCTTGGGACATTCATCCCCTGAAACGACACTTGTCTATCTCAGGCTTGCTGACGATGCGTTGAGGCGGGTTGTTGAGGCGGCAGCTTAAAAGAGCTCAGGGCGCGGCCTGGGCGACGGGCCGCGCCCTGGCTTACTTTTCTAGGCCAGCAAGGCGCTGGTATATCTCACGATGGGTATCGTGTGCATGATCGTCGATACTGTCGACGCGGCGCGTGATCTGGATTAGCTGAGAGCTTTGATGATCCAGTTGCGTACCGTGTTCGTCCAGCGATCTTTCGATTCTGTTGAGCTGGTCTTTTACGGACGATCCGTGGTTTGGTTCCAGCTGGGCGCGTGTCTTCCTGGCGGCTAGGAGCGTGGCCAAGCTGGTTAAAGTTGCGGCCAGGCCGCCCAGGCCGCCCAGGGCGGTGATGGTTTCGGCTACGTGGTTCACCGTCCATCCTTCGGAGTATGGGCCAGCGCGGTTGCCGTGCCCAGAACAGACGCGGCTAGGGATAGCCAGAGCGGGGCGGTCGATTGGTCGATGATTCCGTAGATTGTCAGGATCGGGACCAGGGCGGTGATGATTCCGTAGAGCCAGGCGCGAACTTGAGGCGTCAGCCAGGACAAATGTTGCGGGGTTTGCAATTCGTCGTTCACTTTGTCCCCACTTCGATAAGGTTCACCAGGTCGTTTACGCGGGCGGAAAGTGCGTCTAGGCGCTGGTAGACGCGGGCGAAATTCGTCGCGTTCCAGGCGGTTTCGTCGATGGTGTTTGTCATGGCGCCGGTAGGCTTTCCGTCCTGGTCTTTCTTTTCCACGCCGCCCAGGAGCGCCGATTCCAGGCGTTCAACACGCATATCAATGTATGCCAGGACGTCGTTCACGGAAGCGTCATGCCCGTCCGGGCGGACGACACGGTCAGAGAGTTGCATTTCGTTCTCACTTTCTTCGGGATGGGTTGATAGGTAGTCCAGGGCGTCCAGGCGGTCGATGTAATTGCCTGGGCACGCCGTGGCGTAGTGGTCACAGTGGCGGGAGAGAGGCAGCGGCCCCCATTCGCTTCGGATTGCGGCGATAAGGTGCGCGATCGTCTTCATGTCGCCGTCGGTCGCGGCGGGATGACATTCGATGCCGATCGTACGTAGGTTATTGCCGGCGCAATGCCAGGCGCGGTCAGCGTCGGACACTAGCTGGGTGATACGTCCGTCGGATACGACGTAATGGGCGGATGTAGGGTTAGCGCGGTTTCCATCGCTAAGGAAATTGACAACCTGGTCATGTGTTTGTCCCCATTCGGGAAGGCCCCACCAGTGGATGACGATTCCCGTGGGGGCGCCGCCTGGGCGGCCAGGATCAAAGTTTGGCGAGGGATGGACGTCGGTGACAGCGTAGTTAGGGCGAATCATTTGTATCACGCAACCCAGCTCGCAGAGCCACGATAGGCGCCATTGTTTTGGATGTCGACTGGGCCTGGGCAGAAGACGCGGACCAGGCCGTTATTGAGGAAGACGGGCATGGGCCAGATGCCTGGGCCAAAGATGGAACCACAGATTACCCATTCGCGGGTAGAGGGGACTTTCACCAGGTTGTTGACACGCATGATGTCGATGATGCTGTTGCCGTCCATATGGAAACTGGAGCCTGTGCGCACCAGGCTGATGCTGAGGTGATGGGCGCCGTTTGCTGATCGGACTTCACCTGATCCGCCGTCGTGACGCCAGGCGCCGTCAAAAACGGGCAGCGTGACTGTGTCGACGCGGGCAAGTTCCGCAAACTGGCTGTTGAGATCTTCGGCTGTAAGGATTTCACCTGGCGTAAATGTCTTCATGGTTGTTCCTATCGTTGAGGGGAGAAATTGAGCTTGGTTTGCCAGTCGCTTGGCGTGATTGAATGGGTGACCTGGGTGATAATGACGCGATGCGTGTCGCCGCGGTTTTCGACGCGCGCCGGGGTCAGGGGATCCAGGCTGGCGGTGATTTCCATGAGCTTTGACGCCTGGGCGGGGCCATAGGCGTGAGCTGGGCGGATCGTCACGCTTTGAGGCGTGAGGGTGTCGGATGCTTTGTCGATGAGGGCACGGGCCGCTGTCTTGGCGGCGTCGATAGAGGCGCACGTCAGGTCGACAGATACGCTGGTTCCAGCCCAGGTCTGGGAGAAGGTTTCTTCGCTGATCGTGATTGACGTGTCCTGGGCGCGCCATTCGCCGTCCTGGATGGATGCCGCGTGGTTCGTCGCGTCGACGGCGGCGACGATATCGTCGGTTGCCCAGGACGTTTCCACAGCCGTATAGGCGAAGATGTCGGTGCCGTTGAATTTTTGAACGTCTGAGAAGACTAGGGCGCTGGCGCCTGGCCTGGCGGCGCTGATCGTGACAGAGTTGTCTCGATTGCATGTCCAGGATCCGGTGACTGACGCGGTCGCCGCGTCCAGATGCTTTGCAAGACTGGTTTCCCAAACGGTTGGACACATCCGCTGGTAGGTGGTTGATGCGATTCGGTAGACGATTTCAGGCGCGCTTCGCATGAGGCGGATGATCCGGTCATTCCAGGTCTCTGAGCCGTCGCCGCCTTCGGACCTGGCGCCGTAGCGTTTGATAGACGCGATCCGCTTCACGGCGTCGGATACTGTGTAGCTGGTTGTATAGGCGTGTTCGGATCCTGGCGGCTGGCGGGTTAGGTCAATGCCGGTGACTGTGCCGGTAAATATCCTGGTCCTGGATGGCCAGTGGATGAGCATGACGGGGGATCCGTAGGTGAGGCCAGTTTCGCGGGGGTCAAGGGCGTCCAGGGCGTTGAAAGTGAGGGTGCCGGCCTGGGCGGCGTAGACAGGGCCGCTGGCAGAGATACCGCGCGTGATTTGCATGGAGGTGATGGGCGCGGTGATGTCTTGCCAGGCGATGTTAGCGGCCTGGGCGAACAAACGGCGGGCGTTGAGGCGGTCGCGGTTGAGGGTGAATGCTTCGGGGGGTGCAATGCCCAGGGTGAGGGCGTCGCGTCCCAGGCGTGAGCGGTCCAGGCGGAACCCAGCGATGCCGCGGAGAGGGAAACGGGCCTGGAGACTGAGGACCTGGGCTGGTGTCGCGTCGTCGGGGATGTCCTGGTCGGCCAAGATTTCGACCTTGTAGACGGTCACAGAGGTAGCGCCGGTAATGGACAGGTCTAAGGTGCCGCCGGTTGTGACGTTGATGATTGAGGTTTGATATTTCGCGGTGATGGGCGTCGCCGTGTTACCGACGAAGATCAAAGGCGATGGGCCAGTAGCGCTGACAGTGATCCTGATACGTAGGGGCATACCGGGGACCAGGTCGGTGATGGTACAGGTGATGAGGCCGGCGGCGCCGGTAATGGTGACAGTTTCACCGGATACGGTGATTGTGCCCTGGGTGGTCTTCCAGTCGCCAGGCGCTGGCGGGCGGATAATAGAGGTCACCGGCGGTCTCCGTTCTGTGCTTGCCATTCGGCCAGGGCGCGGGCGACCAGGCGACCGACTTCCACGGTCGGATTGAGGGTATAGACGTTGATGGTCGCGCCGGCCAGGCTGTCCCTGGCCATGACAGCGCCGCCGGTGACCTGGGCGTCGATTGATGGGAAGTTGGTTGACGCGATGTCGCCGGTGAGGCGGGTGAGGGAACGGCGTACCGCGCCGTATTGACTTTCAAGACTGTTAATGAGGCCGCCGATGATGAGCCGGCCAGCGGGCACTAGTAGCGTCTTATCGCGTTCGGCTGGGCCTTTCCAGGATGGAAGAAGGTTCGTTAGTGATGTCAGGGATTCCTTTACCCTACCGAACATGTTTTTGATGCCCTGGATGAGGCCGTTGATGATTTTTTCGCCGGTGCCCAGGAGCCAGGAGCCGGCGCCGCTGAACGCGCCCATAACCATGCTGGGAATTTGCGAGAGGTAGGAGCCGATTGAGCTTAGAGCGTTGCGGATGCCGTTTGGTAGAAGGTTCCAGACGGTCATGACCATGTTTTTCACGCCGTTCCAGACAGCGAAGAAGTTATTACGGACGAAGTTTCCGAAGGTCTGGATGATGTTGTTGATGATGTTCACGGCGCCCTGGATGAGGCCAGTGATGGCGTTCCATAGGCCAAACGCGATGTTTTTTGCGCCTTCCCACATCTTTGACCAGTCGCCGGTGAATAGGCCGGCCAGGACTTGGAAGACGCCCTGGATGATCTGGAGAGCGCCAGAGATGACGGCGCTGATCGTTTGCCAGGCGGCGGCGAAGATACTGCCCAGGCCAGAGAGGAACTGCACTAGGCCCTTAATCATGCCCTGGATGAATCCGATTGCGAACGATACGACAGGGACTAGGAGGCCGGTGAGGAAGATTGCGAACGGTTTGAGCGCGTCAATGATTGCCTGGACAATTCCGACGATCTTGGATCCCCAGTCCTGGAGCGATGGCATGACGCTGGTCAGGAACCAGTTGATGATAGGGGAGATAGCGGCTTTAACGCCGTCCCAGACAACGGTTGCGGCGGTCTTGATGCCTTCCCAGGCCTGGGTGACCTTGTTTCGGAAGGTCTCTGAATGCTGGTAGAAGTAGACGAAGATTCCGATGACGGCGGCGATGGCGGCGGCGATCAGGACAGGCCAGGAACCGATGATGGGCAGTAGGAGGCTGAAGGCGTTCTTCGCTTTGTCGATGATGGTGGGGACAGTCGTTAGGAACGTAATTGACTGATAGGCGGTCTTGAAGGCGTAGCCGAAGGCCAGGACGGCTGGCGCCAGGCGGATGAATCCGTCAATGAGGCTTTTAAGCGTGTCGCTTCCAGCCGTGTTCCACCAGTCCTTGAATGCCTGGAGCGCGGGCATGACATAGTTTTCAAAGACGGCCTGGGCCTGGGCGGCGGCGACCTTCAGTTTGGGTCCAAGCCACTGGGCAAAGCGCTTGATGGCGGGGATGCCGACGGTTTCCAGCCAGGTCTTGAGCTGGTCCAGCTTGGGCATGAACTTTTCGTTAAGGAATTGGACAAACTGGGTAGCGTAGGGCAGTAGGAGCGTTCCGAATTCAGCTGCCAGGTCATGCACCTTCGCTTTAAGCACCTGGACTTGGTGTGCATAGGTGTTGTTTTCGCGATTGAAGGCGCCCTGGGCGTCAGCGGTCTGTTCAAAGATCAGCGCCAGCGTCGCCGCTTGCTGAGCTTCATTGCTGAAGGATCCGCCGACCTTCTTAAAGCCCAGTTCAGCGGCTTTAGCGTCAATAGATGCTTGTTTGAGGGAGACGCCGTATTTTTCGATGGGATCCCTTTCGCCCTTGAGGGCGGAGCTGATTGACTGGATTGCTTCGGCTGTGCTCCCGCCGAATTGCGCTGATAGGTCAGCGCCCAGGGTGATTAGATCCTTGGTTTTATCCCCTAGCTGTTCTAGAGGGGTGCCGCCGTTTTTGAGCTGGGCGCCCAGGAGCGTCGCGAGTTCTTGGAACTCGTTCCTGGTAATGCCGAAGTTCGTCGCGGCTGTGGATGCGTAGCCTTTGACTTTGTCAGCGGATTCTTTGAAGATTGCTTCGACGGCGCCGGTGGACTGTTCCAGGTCACCGGCCATCTGGATTGCCTTAAAGCTGATTGCGCCGAATGCCGCGCTGGCGGCGGCGCCAGCGGCTACAGCGGCCTTACCCACCTGGACAAAGGTTCCAGCGACCTTCTTGGCCGATGCCGTGAGCTTATTTAAGCCAAGGTCTTTAGAGAGGCCACGAAAGGCACGTTTAAAGTTTTTCGTCTCAGCGACTACGGAGACTTTTACTTGATGCCCGGCCATCGTGGCCCCTTTCTAAAGACTTGAGCTCTGGTTTTTCTTTTCAAGTACCGCAAGCACGGCCTGGGCGTCGCCCAGGGTCATTTCGCGGCCTTCCTTCATAGGTATGTGAGCTTCCACAGCCAGGACGGCCAGTAGCTCACGAATCTCGCTGTGCACTAGAGGAGTGCGTCAATATCGGCCAGCTTCATTTGCTTGGCGGCGTCCAGCGCGGTTGCGCGGTCGATGTGGTCACGCTTGGCGATCATGATTGCGGCCAGGGCACTCATTTGCTTTGCGGTGACGTTATCGCCGTCCAGGGCGCTGAAGGGCATGGCGGTGACGTCTTCCAGCCATTCCAGGTCGCCCAGGGTCATGTCTTCGATTGAGTCGGTTGCGGCCATGATGATGGGTCCTTTACCAGTTGTATTTGTCCAGTAGTTCTTTGATTCCGGCGCCGAATCCAGCGAAAGTCTGGGATCTTAGCTGTTCTTCGGCTTTGGAGAGCCAGCGGGGGCCGCTGGTCGCGTCAGCGCCAAAGTGGTTCACGCCGCTGTAGTGCCCAACGCGCGTTCCAGATGGGCGCGTGTATAGGCGGACGCTTGAGGTGACGCGAACGGCGCGTTTACTTGATGCGATGCGGATGGATTTTTCAAGCCGGTGGGTCTTACCCTTGGGCGCCAGGGTCTTGGCGCGTTGCATGATGGGCGTGCCCAGGCGGCGGGTAAGGTCCTTAAGATCGTCGACGGCGACGCCTACACGTTCAGCGTCTTTGAGAAGGGCTTTGATTCCCGTGATAGAGACGCTGGCGCCGTCCAGGTTGATGGTGCCGTCGACGATCCCAGTCATGACAGGGCGTCCGTCAGGTTGCCGGTGCCCAGGGTGGAACCGGTGCTGATCTTTTCCGGCTCACCTTCTACGTTCCATTCAAAATCGAAGGTGCTGCCCTTTTCGTCGCCAGCTTCACCGGAGATGGGTGGCTTAGCTCCGATCTTCACGCGGAACTTGAAGTGAGGCTGGGCAGCGGTTGCGACCTTATTGCCGTGCGGAGCCAGGATGGCGTCGACGGTCTTTCCGCTGTTGGTCCAGACATAGTCCCAGAAGGAACCGGCGTCCAGGGACTGGATAGCGGTTCCCTTGAGCTTCCAGGCGGAAGCTGATCCGTCCTGGGCGTCAGCGAAGGTCACGACGTCCTTATCAGAGTTTTCAGCGGCCAGCTCATACTTGGACATGTCAGACCAATAGTCCTTGCCAGCGAAGGACAAGCCCAGGCGCTGTCCCTTGATGCGAGTGTTGCGAGTGACGGCCATTATTGTGCCTTTCTATAGGGTGAGGTCCAGGGGGATGGTGAGGGCGGCGGCCAGGTAGGTTTGCCCATCCGCCGCGTTGATTGCTTCGTATCCGTCGACGCTGAAGGCGACGCCTTCGGCAGTCAGGTGTGTGATGACTGTGTCGGTTTCTTCGTCCAGGCGGCTGATAATCGCTTCATTGTCTGAAGGCTGTGAGATTAGGAGTGCCTTGAAGGTAACGCGGACGCCGCCGGCGGTTTCGCCCTGGGCGACGAAGGGACTGCCTTCGGTCAGGACGACACACGGCGGGATGAGTTGCGGGGGGATGTTCGTGATGACAGGCCAGGCCTGGGCCTGGGCCAGGATGCCCTTGAGGGCGCGCCTGGCGTATGCGATGGGTCCCGGATCGTCTGTCATGCGAATCCCAGTGGGAGATAGGGGGCGAGTAGGGGCCTGGCGGCGACCAGGGCGTCCCTGGCAACGCGGATAGCGCCGGCGCCGTCGAATCCGTCAGCGAAGTTCTTGATGCCGTTAGGCGCGTTCCTTCGGTGATAGAGTTCAGCAGCGACTTCCAGGGTGGCGCGGTCGACGATTTCCGTGGGGATCCCGTTACCGCCGCCGATCTGGGATTCGATCAGCTTACTGGCGACTTGCACGCAACCGGTCATGTATTCGGTTACGGGCATACCAGGGGCGGCGTATTCGCCAAGATCAGCGGCGGTAATCATTTCAGGCCAGCTTCAGGGGGACGATGCCAGCGGGGATTTCGGGGGCTACTGCCTGGTAGCGGTAAACGCTGAAGGCCTGGGTGAGGTTGAGGATGTTTTCGTCCTGGAGCTGGACAACCGGGGTTTCGTAGGTGCGGAGCGCCAGGGACGAATAGAAGGCGCCGACGATCTTTTCGCCCATTGCGCCAGGCGTAGAGAGAAGGTTCGGGACAACCTTGATGCCGACCAGGTCGCCAGCCAGGGCCGCCGGGTTCACGGTGCCGACGGTGTTTGCGCCGGTGCCAGAGACGGTCATAAGCGGGCGGCCATCGCCGGCGGTGAGGGCGGCCAGGGCCTTGAAGGTGGCCTTATCGACGATCAATCCGTCCAGGGGCAGCGCGCTGTCCTGGAAACGGTCAGCGGCGTCGACGATCAGACCGGCCAGGTCAGCCCAGGTCAGCGCTGTGGCGACCTTGTTTGACGCCAGGGCGGTTGCGGCCTGGGCCTTCACTGTCTCGTTAAAGACAGATGCGAAGTAAGCAGCAGAGCGCTTACCGGCGGCCAGGGCCATCCCCTGGAGATGCGTCTGAAGCAGCGGGATTCGGGTTCGCTCAATCGCCTGGCGGGTGAGGGTGGTGTACCCACCGAAGGTCTTAACCGGCGTGGTCTTATCCTGGGTGCTAATTCCGCCGATCTGGAGGTTATCGCCTTCCTTCGCTTGTTCGTTGACGGCGATGGTATTTGCCTTCAATTCGGTGTATTCCAGACTCATTCCATCCTTGGGCAAAGCGCCTACAGAAAAGAGCTCTTTCAGCGGGTTGATGCGGTCGGTGAGGCGTGTGAGGTCGACGATCCAGGTGGGGCGCGTCATGGTGCCGTCAGCGCTTGAGATGGTCCCGTTGTATTCGTCGCGGGCCTGGGCGTCGCCGGCGGCCAGGGCCTTGAGGACCTGGGCGGCGGATCGTGTGTCGACGGGGGCGGGTGCCTGGGCCTGGGCCTGGGCGGCGAACGCTTGTTCCAGCGAGTCCATTCGTTCAAGGACGGTATCAAGGGCGGCGCGGGATTCGGTCATGATAGGGGGTTCCTTTTCTGTGGTTGGTTCCTGGGCGGCGCGAACGTCGGTCACTTTCGCGTTTTCATAGGCTGGGAAGGGGACTAGGGAGACTTCACGGACGTTAATCGCGGTGTGGACGGCATGGATTGCGCCGTTATCGTCGCGGCGGCGGGTGTCGGTGTCGATGGGGATGAATCCGATGCTGAATCGGTCGATGGCGCCGTCCCGGGCCAGGGCGTAGACGTCGTTTCCCAGGCTGGTTTCGCTGATCCTGGCGGTGATTTCCAAACCAGCTTCAGTGTTACGCGCTTCGGTTACGGTGCCGATCACGTCGCTGTGCTGCCAGAAGAGCTTGATAGGCCCGTTAGTTTCAGGGTTGAATGCGTCCCTGGCGACTGTTTCAAACCAGCCTGGCATATATTCGATTTCGTCGTCATAGGGGACGGCAATGCCGGTAATGAGACGGTCGCCGCTGGTCTGGGCCTGGGCGGCGTATTCGCGTGTGAGCATGTCCATTTAGAGTCCTTCGATTGCGCGCGCTTCGTCAGCGCTATAGATTCCAGCTTCGATTGCCAGTTTGTGGGTTTGCATGCGTTCGTTCGTGTCAGCGCGGAGAAGAGCGTCAAGGTTGAAGCGCGCTTTCGTCTTGGCGGGGAGGATGGTTGACAGGGCGTCTTCGATTTCCCGTAGGTAGTTCATGAGTGTCCAGCGAACGAAGTCTGTCGCGGCGTCATTAATGTTCTGGTAGGTCATGGAATTGCCGTCCAGGGACGCCAGGATCATATGCGCGGGGATCCCGAACATTCGGCCAATGCTGAGCACGTCAAAGGACCTGGATTCCAGGAACTGGATTTCTTCGGGCTTGAGCATGAGGGGGGCGAACGTCATGCCTTTGCCCAGGACGGCGACGCCCTTTTCTGGCGAGTTAGATTCATTCCAGCGTTTTCGTGCTTCGTTAGCTTGTTCCTTGCTAAGTTCCTGTTCCGTGGTGATGATTCCAGAGGGCACGCCGCTGGTCTGTGTCCAGTTAGCGGCGTACCTGGACATGTCGCGTGCGCCGGCCAGGGTCTGGGCACAGGCCTGGATGGGTCCCAGGCCGCGCGGTTGGTTAGGGACGCGGAGAAGGCGAAGGTGCTTGATTTGGGTGCTTTGGGCGTCGATGCCGCGCCATAAGACTGACCTGGCGCCGGTGGTGGTGTCGATGCGCGGTTCGCATTCCGCTGGGTCCAGGACGCGGAGAGAGACTGGGCGTCCGTCAGGGGCGCGGCCAATAAGCCAGTAGGCATTGCCAGTGAGGGCCAGGCTGGCGACGGTTTCAGCGATCAGGTCCGTTGTTGTCAGGTCTGGGCCTGGCTTGGCGATGAGGCGCGGGTAATCGTCGCCGTTGAGCTTGGTTTCGTCACGCCATACGTCAATAGAGAGCTGTTTCGACGCGGTTTCTAGGACTGATACGCACCGGTAGACGGTTTCCAGGGTGAGAGCGCCGGTGACGTCGATGCCCTTGCTGACATTCCTGGCGGGCGGGAGGATTCCGTCAGGAATGTCAGCTGAGCGGCGGGATAGACCGACCAGGGAGAGGGCAGCGCGGCGAAAGTCCATGCCTTTAATAATCCACAAGGGTCTTACTCTGATAGCAAGTCAGCGTGTCGACAGCGCCAAACGTGCATTGCGTTCTGCCAGGCGGGGTCCCCTGGGTGAACATTATGGGCGTGGTCTAGGGCTTGTTTATACGCGGTTTTGGGCGTGAAAGTGATAGAGCCGCGCCATCCGCATGAGCAGACAGCGACGCTGGTTTCGTCGCTAATGTCAATGATGATCCGTTTAGCCATCGTCCTTCGTCTTTCCGTTAGAACATTTGCATTTCTTGGGCGCGTTGCTGGCACGCCCAGAGGGCGATTGCTGTCGCCCTGAGCGAGTCGATAGGTTCGGGGCTTTTACGCGCGTCGAACGCGGTGACGCCAGCCAGGGCGCGGGGAACGACAGAGGCCAGGGCGGCGCGGGTGAGGTCGTTTGCGTCATGGGTGATTTCGCCAGCCCTGGCGCGATCCAGGAACATCTGACAGCTGGTCGCGTATTCGTATGTGCTGAGGGCAGTGACGCCGATCCCAGCGTCTTCTAGGTCCTTGTAGAGCGTGCGGGTTGGGCCTGATGGGTCACAGTAGATGCCGGCGTATCCGGCTTGGGCCAGGCGGCGAATGCTTCCTGGTAGCCAGGCGACGTCAGGGGCGGTCTTGATGATCCTGGTGTATAGGTTGCCGTCAGCCTCTTTCCATGCGGCGGCGATACTAGCGGCGGACCTATCGGACGCGATATCGAACGCCAGGGAGATTTGCCCTGGATCGGGGATTGGTGTGAGGCCGTCAGGGTCTTGAGCTTGGCTATCCCAGATCTGCATGTCGATGATGGTGGATTCGACGGCGGTTTCAAGGTTGAGGTAGGAGCGTCGCCAGGCGGAAAGGTCGCTGCCAGCCATTGAGCGAATTTTGTCCAGCGTTTGGGTGTGTCCAACGGCGGGGTGAAAGGCTAGCGTGAGGTCGCTGTATGGGTCTTGGGCGGCTTCTTCTTCGTCAGCTGACCATTCAAAGAACGCCATGTTAGCGTTCGGATCGTTCACACTTTCCCGGCCACGCCTAATCAGATCATTTAGATAGGCGGACGCGCTGGTCCCCTTCGTTGAGACGATCCACAATTGAGAGTCTTTCACTGTCAGCTGGGTCGGATTGATAGCCGTTTCCAGGGCAACACCGGATTCGCTATCGAATGCCCATGCTTCGTCAACAGTGACCAGGTGCAACGAATCGCCGTGGATGCTCTTAGGGGTGGGAGCGAACGGCGCGATATAGGATTCACGGGCTTTGTAGGTCAGGGATTCGGATCCCTGGGATTTTTTTACGTCAAAGTACTCGCGTTTTTTATCAGCGCCCAGGCCATTGATGATCTGTTTCCAGCGCTTCCTAGCGTCTTTGCCGGTCTGGGCGGTCATAAGGATTTCATGGTTGTTGTAATTCATCATTCGGTCGACCATGACGGCGCGAAGAAGGAAACTTTTTCCGGCCTGGCGTGGCACTGTAACGACAACGACGGGATAACGCCAGGCGCCAGGATCGTTCGGATTGAGTTCAAGGGCGACATCAAGGACTTGCTGTTGCCAGGGCATGAGCTGGGCGCCCAGGAGCTTTGCGGCCAGGGCGGCGCGGGGTCCGAAAGTTGGATTTTTTTTATTGCGCCTGGTTGCGTATTTCGCTTCACCTGGTTTCATGACGTGAATGCTTTCTGGGTAAGCGTTGCGACGGCGACGGTATAGGCGTCGATTTCCATATCCGTACCGGCGGCGGGCCTGGGCAAGCTATCCAGGATTTCAGTGATCTGTTTCAGCGTGTTTGAAGAGGCGACTGTGAGCTTTCCGCTTCGATAGTCGCCGTCCAGGGCGCGCGCGGCTTTGATTGCGGCGGCCCTTTTAGCCTTCTCAATGGGGCCAAGGACGCCTTGAGCGTCCAGATCGTCGAACATCTCACGGATAGCGGATTCAATTTCGTTGTCCCCACCGGTTGCCGTTTCAACGGGGAACAAACCGGCTTGTATCTGTGCGGATTCGGGGTTCATCGTGTGTTTCCTGGGTTGGTTTGGCCCGTTTATTAACGGACCGGGGGGAAGAAGGA